ACGATGGCAAAGGTAAAGAAACTCACGCGGGATTACACGCCCGCGTTTGACCGTGGACTGAAGTTTCACGGCAAAGGTGAACCGCTTACCGTGACCGTGCTCTGCGCGATTCCGCCTGATACTCTGGCCGCGATTGCCGAAGTTGAAGGCGTGACCATCAGTGACTACGATTCACGCGATGGCAAGCGCAAGCGAATCAGTGGTGGCGGCATAGACGCGAGCGCGTTTGTGACCGGCCTACTGATTAACTACCTTGCCGAACGCGGCTGCGGCAAGCCCGTCAACCCGCGTGAAGCTTCTGCTATCGTGACGCGAGCACGCGCGTTACACAAGGGCAGGACTCCCAACGCTAAGGCCATTCCCGCGAAATGGTAGACACTTACGCGGCCTATGTGCGCGACTTAGCAGGCAAATGCCTGTCATATCTGCGCACATTGAATCGCGAGTGGCGCGAGTCCGATGTGCGCGAGTTCATTCGCGCACAAGACTCACCGCCATTCACGCTTACCGAGTTCACGGTCTGCGAGGTCTGCGAGGTCATCGCAGAATACGCCGACTTGAGCTAGGTTACTCATCCCGCGCCTGCGTGCTCAGGCGCGGGATTTTTTTTTCGCCGCCGCCAGAGTCATACGCGGGAACGACCTGTCTTCCGCCTTGTCCGCCACTTCCGCCCGCCACTTGACCACCAATCTGGCCGCCACCAGCAATCCGAACCCGCCACACCCCCGTGCGCCACCTGTCGCGCTGATTAGCCCACCCTCCCTGCTTATTGGGAGTCCCGACGAAAATTATGAAAAAAAAAGCGAGCGCGGTTTTGGACCTTTCTGTGAAGAGAGAAGAGAGAAGAGTGTTAAGAGAGTAGGGCCGACAATTACGACAAAGAGCGACATTACGATTATTCAAAAAAAAAGCGACAAAGGGCTTGACAAGGGCGTAGGATATGTTATACTTGGTATGTGAGAGGCGGCAAGGTCAAGACGGGGAACGCGAACCGGGCAAACAATCTCCTACCTGGTGAGCGAGCGCACACTTGTCTTGAGGGGGTCTCTCACAAAATATTTCCTTCTTCAATTTTGGCCTGGTCTGCGGCCTTGCACCACGGCAAGTCGTGCGGATGTCAGCTGCGTATATTAGCAAGCGATGCGTACGAGGCGGCACGGTCAGGGCTGCGGGCCTCTTTGTTTTTGGAAGCTCACCATCTGCGTCACGCAGAAGCACTGGAAAGAGAGTATCCTGGCCAGAGAAATCGACTACAGCCAACCCTGCACGACCAGAATGGCGCTTTACGGGGGTCATGATGGGCCACCGCCCGGCGTGGCCCCCCCATAATTTTGAACCTTGGAGAGTTCCAGTATGTTGACTTTCGAAAAAATCATAATCTACAGCCAGACCTATGACTTCGGCAGGCACATACGGCTCGTCATCAGGATAAAGCCGGACCCGGCAAACACCGGGGTCTACGACTGGAAATGCCTGGTATGCAATCGCCCTGGCCTGCCCGCACTCCGCGACGCTCAGATTGGCGACACCGCTCCCATCTTCTATGAAGGCCCCACTGAAGGCTTCATGAAAAGCGTTGATATGCTCATTGAGAGCTACCATGGGAACATGCCCCTTGATAACTGGAAGAAGCTGGACAGCGCCTGGCGACGCTTCAAGAAAAACTACTCAGAAGCACCCGAGGAACTGCCGCAACCCGATGCCAGCGAGGAATCTTAGATGCCTGGCTACTGGAAGAAATCGGAGATACTTAGCACCTTCTGGACAGGCACTATGCGCCGCGAGGAGAGCGACACTAAAATCCTCTTCCTGTTCATGATTGACCAGAAGGACAGGCGCGGTGAGGTCTTCGGCGCCTGGGACCACTTCGCTTTTCACTGCGGCTTCTATGACGGCGAAGCTCTCTCCAAAAAACGCTTTGAACAGGCCCTGAAGAGGCTGATGGCACCCGACCCGGAGAGCACGTCGAAGCTCATGGAAGGGAGAAGGGTCGTTCAGCTCGGTCCCAATCACTATAAACTTGTTACCCACGAGGAACAGGAGAGAAAACTCGCCGCCGAGCGCAAGCGCGCACGCGACCGCGAAGGCCGCAGGGAGCGTTACGCGCGCGAAGTCGCCGCCAAAAATGACCGTCCAGGACCCGGGGTCGCCGAACCGCCAGCACTATCACCATCCCCTCCTATGGCGGAAACTGGGGAGCCTGAAAAAAAGCCCCCAGCGGCGACCCCCCCCGAACTCATAGAAGCTGTGCGGATTTCGCACAATGACCCTGAGAGAAACCCATCGAAGGCTGACGTTGCTGCCTGGAACCAGCTAACTTCCCGCGGCCAGAACAACGAGCGCAAGGCTTATCTGCCATGGGTTATCCTCGCAGTAGTGAAGCTGGCCCGGGCCGATACCGAACCCCGCGGTGACGGCAACTTCTGCTGGTCGCAACAACTCAACAGCTTCGCACAGCTTATCACCAAGAAACCCGCACTGGTTGAGGGAGAAGATGGGAAGATGAAACGGACCACGGTGGGCCAACCGCGTAAATTCGACAAGATGTATGCGTATTTCTATGAGCAGCTCAAGCGGCTCAACGAACAAAGGGCGGCGGCAAGGAGGCAACATGACTGAGCCTTATATCCAGTCTGAGAGACCGCGCGAGGCCAGACTGTTCGCCTCGGGTTTCATCAGGGCAGGCTGCATGTTTGATGAGCCCTCCGATAGCGATGAGCGTAAGCTCCACGAAGAATTGGCTGGCTACAGGGGCCTGGCCATGGATGTTTGCGGCATCAAGGCGGACTACATTGCCCGAATAAGACGCAATTTCCGAAGGAGCGAACAATAATGAGATTCGGTTACGACCATGAAAACAAGCGACTGATGATTGTCTCCGAATGCGATGCCGATGTCGCCCAGATTGTGGGCGTCCACCACATGATGAATAATTTCAAGGCAAGCCACACATTCCAGATAAATCATGCTGAGAACATCTGGGGCGAGATGCAGCAGCAGGCCATCTTGGGCGTCCAGGCCACCGAGCAGGTAATTATAGTTCCGCCCAACGCAGATGCCGATAACGCTGCCAGAGAGATTGCGAAAAAGACTTTCGGGCCATTGTACGAAAACAAGGAGACAGAGACGGGAGGCGATAATAATGGCGAAAAGTCCAATGGCAGTTGACTGGTGTGCGTACTGGAGAGAGCTTGATGCCCTTTTGCAGGCTCACGGGATAGAACACTTCACTGCCCGCGAAGTGTCAAAGAACTCCATCAAGTTCATAGACGATGTGGCATACTTGAACCAGCCAGCCCCAAAGCAATACTGGCATAATTTCATTCTAACGCTCAAGGCCATGGAAGAACTTCGTAGCGCCATGGGTGGTCATCCGCTCTACGTCACCAGCGGCTATCGGTGCCCGAAGTACAACCGCGCCTGCGGCGGCGTGCCGAACTCCCAGCATCTCTATTGCCGCGCGGTCGATTTCTACAGTGCCCACGCCCAGCCGCATGAGCTGGCGGACATGCTTCACAGGTCTTTCCCGCATAGCGCGGGCATAGGCAAGTACCGGAACTTCACTCATTTCGATACGCGCGTGAAGAAGCAGCGTTGGCCCAAGAAACTGTGGTGGTAGCCATCATGTGTTATACTAGAACCGAATGGCGACGTTCGGTGATACAACCATCTATGGTGTAGCGCTAACTGTCCTGTTGCCTCTCGAAAACTTCATGGGGCTGTTCACGACCCCGGCAGACTGCAACGTCATACAGAGCATACACATGTACGGGACTGCTCAAACTGGTCAGGCGGCCATGGAAGCAGTTGTCTATCGTGATGTTGCCGGTGCTCCGGGTCCGCTGGTTGGAACTGGCACGCCGGGCGGCTCCCCGGTTTTTTCCGGCCCTAACGCCTGGTGGGTAGACGCCATTCTCTGCCCAGTCATTCCTTCTGCCCTGTACTGGTTCGGCTTCGTCAATGCAGACCCAGCCAATGGCATAGCTATGAGCAATGGCGGAAGTCCTGGCCGGTTCATCTTTTATCATGGCGCAGACCCGGCCTACCCTCCACCCAGCAATCCCGAGCCAGGCATGGGATTGATAGACCCGAATCAGCATGGGCTTTATGTGACCTATTTCCCCTCTGCCGGTCTTACGGGCAGGAAGGATAATAACCTCAAGCGTCTGAAATTGATGCACAACGGAGGATTGTGATGGTAAACATTGAGCCTTATGGTGGTGTTACGACGGACTTCATTTCGGGCGACCGGAGTAGCGTTGTCAACCGCATAGAGAGCGTGAATATGCTGCCACCCGGGCTTATGCTGTCCGCTGACTACGTTCCCGGCACAAAGCTCTGGAGCATGTACGGCGAGGCGGATAGCTTGGGCGGCCCGGTCGTATGCTCTCCCGCTTCCAGCCAGGGCACCTACATTTTTCCCATTCCGGCAAACAAACAGTTGTTCCTCATCTCAAGCAGCGCCTCAGATGACGTCGGAAGCACGGGAATTGAGACGGTCGGTATTTACTATATCGACAGCGACGGAGACGAGCAATACAAGACTGTGGACCTCAATGGTGCAAGTCAGGTCGAAGCATTCGCCGCTGCGGACAACGTGACGAAAATCAACAAGATTATCGCTACCTCTGTCGGCACCGGGGCAGTGGCCGCTGGCAATATCCAGTTGTCCGATTCAGGCCAGTCCGAGCTGTACGAGTGGATTCCCGCGGGCGGCACACAGAGCCTGACTGCGCGCTACTGGGTCCCGAAGGGCTATGTTGCTTTCGTGACAGGCGTAACGTGCCGCAGCGAAACCGGCAGCGACGGTTACATCACGTTCGACCTTGAACGCACGAACTCGAGCGGCGTGAACGTAATTGAGCCGTCAATCTACTGTGCCATCCCGGACAAGTGGGATGAAATCATGCGTGAGCTGAAACCGGCTTATTATGCGGCTGGTGGGCTCGCGGGCTATGCAGCCGTTATGGTGACAAGTGGCGGAACGAACGACGGCGTATGCACGGCAAGCCTGCATGTCGCCGTAGTAAAGACGCCGCCAGACCTCAAAACTTATCGCTAAGAGGTGAATCGTGGAAAAGAACAAGAAGTCCAAAACACGCAGACGGACCGACGTGAATCTCGATGACGCAAGCATCCAGCGACTGCGCCACGGGACAACGAAGGTTACTATCCCGTTACCCCAGGTGAGGTCGTTCCTTTATCAGTTGGGGAACGCCTACTTCAAATACGTAGCAGCCGCTGAGGCTGCCGTAGCTGCGGCTAAAGAGCGTGGCCTGCGGGGAACCGCTGCCAAGCTCTACGCCACGAAGCATATGCACAAAACCCTCAACGAAGAAAGCACGCCCGACTACATGCCCTGGCGGTACAAGTCCCTCATCCTTGAGCTAGTTTACATTGTCAAGAGCCAGGATAACTAGGGGGAATGGAGGTTGTCTTCTGTGCGGGGCAAAACGGCTGAGGCCAAACCCGGTCAGGGAAGACCGATAGAGCCGGTCGCGCCTATTGCCCCAGGAGACCAGCTACCCTTCTACGTCAACACCTGCACCTTCGGGGGCTACGCTCTTACGGAGCCGAAGCGGAAGTTCACGCGGGCTGGAACCGAATACGCTTACGTTCCCCTTTTGCAGTACAGCAGCGGACAGCGCCGCAAGGACGGTCGCAGGCCGCATCAAATCATAACGGTGCAAGCCTACCAGCCAACTGCCATTGAGCGTCTCATGGAAATCAAGAAGGGCGAAGCTTTCATCGCCATCGGCAGGCTGGTTGTGCCGTACGGCTTCGGCATCCAGCTCGTTGGCGGAGACAGCGTTCAGCTCATCGCGCATTATATAAACTCGGTCAAGGCCAAGGACGTTGAACCTCGGAAGTGGGTCAGTTATGGTGGAAAGCGCAACTAACGCCGTAGAGCCGGTTATTGAGAAGATGACCAGCCAACCTGGTCTGCGCAACACCGTTGACCTTCCCGGCTACGACCCTATGGCAACGCCCAGCAAGAAGATGCAGGAAGAGCTCTTTGAGCTGTTCAAGAAGCATCCATGGTACTGGCTGAGTTCCGGTCTGATATATACGCGAGACGACAACGAAGAGGACGATTCCAAGGCTATCAAGAAATTCCCGCACGAGCTGGCTTACCTGAAGATAGCTACGCACATCTGGGTGCAGTACAACATGACGCTGTGGCAGAAATCGCGGCAGCTTCTCATGTCGTACTTGTTCTCGTTCCTGTACGACTGGCAGGCGTGCTTCAAGACTTCACGCACAACCCATCTTATCTCGCGCAACGCCGAGGACTCCCAGTATCAGCTAATGCGCATCAAATGGATGCACGAGATGTTGCCGGAATGGGTTACCGAAAGATTGCCACACGTTGAGTTTCTTGAGAAATCAATACAGTACTGGCATTATAAGCCCAATGACAAGAAGCTGAAACGCCCTCACGTCCAGGATTCGCTGATACGGGCGATGAGCGAGGATAGCTCAGCGCCCCGCAGCCGCACGCCGTCAGGGACATTTGCCGACGAGATGGCGCACCTGAAGCCTACTAGATGCACCAAGCTCGTTCGCGCGGCTCTCCCGTCTTTGCAGAAAGGAGCGAAGTTCACAGGCGTGACTTCCGTGAACGAGCGCGGGGATTGGTTCCGGCTCTTTTATAGCCTCAAAGTGGGGCAGCATGATGTCCCAAAGAAGCTCTACCGGCACAGGCTGCGGAAGGGCATGAGCATATTCAAGAATAACCGCGGCTGGTATTGCATTGAGCTGCACCATACGGCTGACCCCAACAAGCAAAAGGATAGTCCTTGGTATAAGCGTGAGCGCAAGAAATACTCCGAAGAAGACTGGGCCCAGGAAATGGACATGTCCACGCTGCCAGTGCATGATAAAGGCGTCGCGTACTTCAACGTGTTCCAGAAATCCATGCACGTCACCGAGGAGACTTTTGATACGGAAGACGTGGCTGCGCTCGTCCGCGGCTGGGACTTTGGCTTTGGCTTTCCGGTATGCCTCTTCGTTCTGTGGCTGACGGACGGCTCGCTGTATTGCTTTGACGAACTGAGGGGCAAGAATGAAGTCACACAGCGCTATGCCATGCGGGTATTCGCACAGACGAACCTCTCAATGACCTATGTGCTGCCGGACTACAGCCCCAATAATCCTTTGCCGACGAACGTTGTCTATGACTGGGGTGACGCAGAGGGCAAGCAAACCGACAGCACAAGCGGCACGACAGATATAGACACCATTTACGATAATTTCAAGGTCAACATCATTCCGGTCGGCGGCGTTCTCGCTGAACGCCTGAAGAGCATCAACGATAGGCTTATTATGCTGATTGACGATAAGCCCTCTCTGCGTATTCATCCACGCTGCAAAATACTCATTGAGGGGCTGCACGCCGGTTATCGCAGCCGCGACGACGGGCGCGTGCTGAAAGATGGGCTTTATGACCATTACATCGATGCACTGAGCTGTCTTACGATGGGCGTGGAGCGCCAGGGACACGCCCCGCAGGGCTTCGACCCCTATGCCCAACAGATAGAACAGGGCATGGATGTCGGGCAAGAGGTGGGAGGTTACCGCTTTGACTGAAACCGAGAATAGATACATGATTGAAAAACGCGCGCGTGCTGCACTTGAACAACTGAAGTCTGTGCGGGAGCCCAAAGAGGCGGAATGGAAGCGGTTGCAACTACATGCCGACGGGCGTGTTCCGATTTCTCCCAAGACGCCGCACCAGGCAAAGTCCCAAACTTCGCAGCTCTCAATTACAGGCTATCGGCTCGCGCGCCACGTGCAGCGCATATATACCGATACCGAGGCGCGCATGCGCTTTGCGACCAACTCTCCGATTATGGGCGAGGATGTGCAGTCGTCGCTGAAGCTGCTGGTTGAATACTGGCTCAACGAGAACAAGTTCCGGCGCATGCTGCCGAAGATTGTCAAGAGCGCGTATTTCTCAAGCTATTATGTCCTGCGCGTTTTCCCTGACCCGATGTTCAAGCGCCGTCCCGTTGTAACAGAGGTTCCGGCGCTGAAAGACGTTGTGCCCCGGGGCTTCGGCTACGAGGTGAGCTACCAGATGGTGCCGGGTATCCGCATCAGCCACATCAGCCCGTACGATTTCTGGGTTAGCAACGATGGCGCACTGCGAGTCTGCCGATATGTTATGAGCCCACAGCAGTTTCTGGAATACGCCTCGGGTTACCTCAAGGCAGCAGGCATTGATATTAGTGATATTGTGAAAGAGCTTGAGCTGAACCGACCAAAGGCTGACGATAGCATCCAGGGCTTGGAGCCCACGGCACGCGACGAGGCCCTTGGCCTGACGAACGTGTATTACGCGGGCGGCGCGCCTGTGCAGCTCTTTCATTTTGAGGGAAACATATCCGGTCTTACGGGCGACAACGAGCATGTCGGCGCAGCAATGACCTTAGTGCAAATCAAGGGCGGCAGGTTGCGCATGATAGAACCTCCCGCGCCCAGGCCATACTGGGATGGAAGTGCGAGCGATTATGTTTACGGCACGCCATTCATTGAGGATTTCACGCCGTATCCGCGTTCGCTGTTCTCAGATTACAGGCCATACGCGCAACACCAGGCAGAACTTTATAACCTCGTGCTGGACGGAACGGGGATTAGGGTAATGCCACCACATGAACTTGACCCAAGGCTCTGGGGTGACCCGAAACATCCAGGGCCCTCCACGCGCTACCTGTGGCCAGGCAGGCCCTTGCTAAATACTAGAATCGGAGAAGGTCGCAAGGTGGCCGAATACATGAAAATTCCCGAAATGCCGCCTTCCGTGCTGCAAGTCTATGAGGGGATAGACCGCAAGCTGCAGGAGCTTACCGTGAACGAGCTGACCCAGGGCCTTCCCACGGCAAAGGGCAGACCGACCGCCACAGAGCTGTCGCTCAAGTCCGGTTACACCAACGAGAATCGCCTGGATTATGTTGAGACAATTGAGGAAAGCCTCATTGAGCCGCTCATTCTAAAGCTCGTCGCACTCATCGCCCAGTTCCAGTACGATTTTACATCAGACCCGGACATGCTTCAGCTCCTGGGTGAGAAGAGATGTCATCAGCTTGACCAACTGAAAACGGACGAACGTATCAAGATTGCACAGGCGACCCGCTCAATCGGTGTGACCGCCATGGCGGAGACTGCGCGGTCACAGGATAACCTCCAGGCACTGATGGCCTTGCTGGGTGCTATCAGCAAGCTACCGAAAGAGGCACTGGAGATGGTGGCGACGAAGAAAACCAAAATTGACCTTGCTGAGTTCGTTGCCTTGGCACTGGACTCAATGCCGTTTGATACCACCAAGCTCGTCAGTTACGAACAGGAAGCACCTCCAAATCTCATTGAGCAGGTGATGCGCGCGCGCGAGGCGTCGGGCGGCATGGAGGAACTCACCAAGAGCGTGGTCTCGGGCGCTATGGTATAATCAGAGTGAAGATGGCTTTGTTCACATACCTGCGGGATAAAATCGCACAAAGACCTCGGAAGGTTGAGGTCGGAGAGGTAATGCAGGAACTCCGAACCTTCAAGGAAGCCGAGCGACTAGTGCTGCAAATTACCCTGGAGCAGATGGCTGAGGACTTGGCTACGCTTCTCGGCCCCAATGAGCTCACTGATAATCGGCGAATGCAGCTACTCGGCCAGGTCGCCGCGGCTCATCAAATAGGCAGGAAAATTGCGGGCGAGAAATACCAGCTAGAAGTTGTTCTGGCTGAACTTTTGGATGAATCTCAATCTCTGGGAGAGGCGTCATAATGGAAAACACGAAAGAGCCTGGCACCAACGGTGATGTCAAGAAGGAAACACAGGAACCAGACGAAGACATCAAGACTATCCTCGCACGCCTGGAGGCGACGGAAGCGAAACAGGAGGCTCTGAAGAGCGAACAAAAGCGGATTACCTCGGCGCTTGACGATGCGATAAGCGGCAACGAGGACGAAGACGATATAGACCGCATGATACGTGCAGGACTACCCGGAGACGACCACACGCAGGAGAACGTCGAAGGTTTTGTTGACGACCCCGAGGCGTACATCAGGAAGATGGAAGCGAAGATGAACGCCCAGGGCAAGGTTTTCGCAGAACTCTTGAAAAAGGAGCGCGAGAAACACGAGGAAGCGCTCAATTCTCTGCGTGCCAGCATCCGCGAAGAGGCACAGCGTGTCGTGAATGTGAGGGAGGAATACCTGAAATTCATGACGGAACATCCGTACCTGCGGGTAGCTGGGGCTGAGGATTATGTGCAGTATCATTTCGACAAGCTCCTGCCCCAGGCTGAAGCGCAGCGCTGGCCTGTTGAACGGTTCCGTGAGGAGCTGAGTAAGGCTATCACGGGCAGCATTGAAGTCATCGCTAAAGCACGCGAGGCTCATGCGGCGGGCAAGATTCCTGTACCGCAATACGGCTATCCTACGTCTACATCGCAGCCGCCACCAAAGTCATTTGAGGAGGAATCCGCAGAGGTACTGGCGAAGCAGTTTGAGGAGGAGACTAACCCGGAGCAGAAACTTCCGCACGAGGAAGCGCTCTAGGTAGCTCTTCTCAAATATGGTGACACCGGCTTCTTGGCTGTCAAATTCGCACAACAAGGAGTGAGTCGTTTTGGCTATTCCAAGCTGGGTAGACAGTTCAGCAACCGTTACGCAGCCCATACTCACCCCGAAGGTCTGGCACGCAGCGCGGCGTCAAGCTATATGTGACAGGTATACGACGGCGCTGTCTGGCGCGCAGGGCAAGAACAAGGGCGATACGTTCTATCACACGTGGTACGGACGTGTAGCTGGTGACACCGGACCGATTGCGGAGAAGAGCCTCGTTCCTCAGTCAAACGTGACGCCGACACAAGTCGCCATCACAATCGATGAGTACGGACGCGCTTTCCCGTGGACGGCCAAGTTTGAAGACCTGGCCCGCATCTCCATCAAGACTGGATTGGGCAAGGTTCTCAAAAACCACTACGCGGAAACCATTGATAACTTGGCGGGCGCGGCTTTCGTAGCTGCGGCTACAAAGATTATCCCGACAGGCACCGATGCGGCTCCCACTATCACGTTTGAATCGCCCCTTGCTACTGACGCCACACGCAACATTCAGGCTGGTGACTTCATCAAGATTCGTGAAGGGCTGGAAATGACGTACTTCGCCGACCCCTTCCCTGATGGCAGCTATGTGACGTTCTTGAACTCACATGGCCTGAAGGGCCTCAAGGAGTCTGCGTTGTGGCAGAACATTCAGCTCTACATCAATCAGACGAAGGAGCAGAGCGGGCTTACAACTGGCTACATCGGGAAACTCGACAACTTCCACATCTTCGGTACGAACAACACGACCGTTTTCCCGAACTTGTCAGGAACAGGGTCCGAAAACTCTCTGCCGCCAACTCAGGGTGTAGTGTTTGGACCGGAGGCGGTTTTCAAGGCGACGGCCAAGGGCTTCCGCATTGTGCCTAAAATTCCGACGGACTACGGACGCGACAAGGGTATCGCGTGGCTGTGGCTCGGTGGATACGCACAGAGGTACAAACTCTCTACTCCGTATCTGTCCGGGTGTTTCCACATCACGTCTAAATCGTAGAGTAGGAGGCATATCATGGGCGTTTATTCTAGAGAACGCTACCAGATGATGCAGGAGTACTGGTGCCCCGTCGCGGTCGACCTCAGCGCATCTGCCACAGACCCTGTTTGGGTGATGGATGCAGCCGCCATGCTTTCGGTGGACGGCGACATCATCATTACAGATTTCATTTCGCTGGCAGCTACCGAGGCGGTCGGAGACGCGACTACACCTGGCGTTGTTTCCCTGGAGTACGGTGGTTCCGAAAAGGCCACCATAAGCTGGGACAACAAGGTTATAGGCACGGTGCTGAAAGCCTCTATGACCAACCTCGAAGTGGAGGCTGGCACGATGATTGAGTTGATTCACAAGACTCAGGCATCGGGCGGCACCACTACGGGCATCGTCTACATGGGGTTCACGTACGTCATCTGCGCTGGTCAGGATTATGACCAGTTGGGTACGTAGCATCAACAACACTTTGGGGCCTGGCTCTGGCTGCTGAAGCTGGAGCCAGCCCCCTGGCCAGATTATGAACTGGGGCGAGTTGAAAACTAGAACCGGGTATTACGTGCGACGTTCAGGTGGCACGCTGGAAAGTACGCTTATACCGGAATTTCTCTATGAGGCGCAGGACGAATTATGCCGCAAGCTCTTCCGCTTCCAACGGCATAAGTTCACCATCTCCCTGACCGCCAGCAAGAGCATCTACGAGATTGACCCTTCGGCACCGCTGCGTATTTGCAAGATGGTGCAGCTACGCTTTGAGGACGCGAGTGGCAAAGAGCTGAAGCCCTGGCTCAAAAAACGTGGCATTATGGAGCTCAAATCACGGTATGCGAATGCCGCCGAGACGCAGCAACCGCTTTACTGGGACTACGCGATGCAGGAGACGGCGCTGGGGGCTGAGACGCAAAAGATGCAGGTAATTGAGATATTCCCCACGCCTAATGCCACGGCGGCAACAGGACAGCTCAATGCCTACGCCTATGTATACCTGCCGCGCCTGACGAACGACGCACACAGCAATCCGTTCCTTGACTGGATGCCCTATGCGCTCATCTACTCTGCTGTGGCGAAGGCGAAATTCTACCTGGAACAGCCGGACAAGGCGCTCGATTACATGGCCATGGCCGAAAAGGTCTTTGATGAGCACGTAGTGGAGGACAGGATAAAACAGATGGACGACCCCTTCTATTTCGAGGGGGCTTATTATGATGTTGAAGGCGCTGCCTATGAGACTTACGGCGACGCCGCCAACGCTTATAGTTGGGTCTAAGAGGTGACTGATGTCATATTCACTGACGGTACCGGGTTCAGATAACCCTAACACCATAGACGACCTGCTCACAGAGGAGCGCACGGTCATTGACCAGTGCATGAACGTTGAGCACGAAACAGATTACAGTGCCGCAGGCTCCGAAACTGAGTATCACAAGAAAGAAGCCGGGCGTTGCGATTTCATGACGCATGCTTCATTGCCGACGGGAACCGTTGTTCGCAGCAACGAGGGCAAGATAATCTGGACGACTGACCGCGCCCAGCTATGGCTTCAGAGAGCGACAATCGGCAATGCCGTTGACCTGGAGCAAATGGCTTGCCAGCGGAAATGGTATAACTCGGCTTCCACTACCGTGATTGCAGTTGCTGACGCAACATGGACTACCGTGTTGACTCTGGCAAGCGTGAACTTCCGCGATGTGAATCAGATGTGGCGAATAGATGCCTGGGTGAACATAAGAGCTCCTCACGATACCGGCGGCAGGTACAAGTTCGGTGTGAAATGCTACGTTGCCGCAAGCGAGAGAGTAATAGGAGCCGCCGTATCCGAGACCCAGGGCGTAACGGCAGGAGATTATACGTACGCCACATTTCATCTATTCCACGTTGGGGCAATCCCGTCGCTTTCTGGCACTGGCACGAAGAACATAGAGCTTGAGGTTGCTCAGAACTCAGGCTCAAGCCAGAACATCGCTACTCACACATCGGGCGGTATGCCCGCTACGAGCTACGATGTAGGACCGCGGCTCTTCGCTGAAGAGATTGCTATTGAAGACCCATCGAGTTACGGTTTCTGATGAAGAGCAAGGCGCTCAAAACGGTAAGGATACCGGGCTTCGGAGCAGGCCTTCAGAAGCGCGACCCCTACCACATGCCGCTTGGGGCGCTAGACTTAGTGAAAGACATGCGCGTCGTAGGCCAGGCGCTTGAGACCCTTCCACACATGTGGAAGGCTGACGATGGCGTAACAGGGGGCGTGCTTGCAATCATCCCATACAGGGACCCAAAGGGCAATGACCATATAATCGTTGCAAGCCCCACGCGCCTGAAGCACCTGTATCTGCCCGCCAACTACACAGCCGGTAGCTACCTGACCCAGTACACGGTCATCACGGTGGACAGCCAGATTTCATGGGACCAGAGTTCCGACTGGCTGTTCGTAACTACAGGCTCCGGCAAGCCTCTAAAGTGGCGGGGCCGGTCTACGACCTTTGCGGAGATTGAAGGCCTGGATAACGTGGAAGGTGGCACCGATGCGCTGCCCTGGGCGGTCTCTAGCGCAAGGCTTATAAAATGGTTCCAGGGCTGCTGCATACTGCTTGACACGACCGAGAACGGAGTGCGCTATACGAGCCGCGTGCGCAACAGCAATCTCTACCCCGACACGCTCTACCCGGACAAGTTCGTCTGGAAGCGAGCCTTTGCGTCAGAGGCTGCAACCTATGTCGATATTGACGACACGCCAGGTCGCATTGTGGCGGCAGAGCCATTATCCAATAATCTCATCATCTACAAAGAAGACAGCGTGCATCGGTTCTTCTTCAAGGGCGAGATGCTGAGCGATGGCACAGCCGTAGCATTTGCCCATGAGCCTATCGAGGACGAAGGCTTCAACGACAACGCAATCGGCATGCATTCCGTGCTACCCCGGAAGAACGACCACATCCTCGTGGGGAATCACAGCATTTATCTCTTTGACGGCTCAAGGTTCAACGACATTGGCCTGAACATCAAGGACGATTTCTTCGATGATTTCGATTGGGACAGGAAGGATGATGTTCACATAATTCAGCGCCCGGACACGGGAGAGATTTGGATACTCAAGCCCGTAGCTACCGCAAGCACGGGCGACGAGGCTTATATCCTGAGCGCCGACGGTGCCTGGTCAACGGTTACACTGCCCGAAGACGCGAGCTGCATGGCCTTTTTTATGCAGGAAGCCTATATCCCCATCGAAAAACTCGACACTGTTTTCAGCGGGACGTGTGCGCCTGAGATAGACAACCTGGACAGCGCCGCGTCCGGCTGCCCGAATTATGCGACCATAGATGAAGTTGGTCAGCTCGGCGTGCAGAAGCGCTTCCTCATTGGTGGCCGGGCAGTGCCCGCTACAGGCTATGTGTATTATGCCGAGCCGACTTTTGCAACTTTCGCCGCTGGCATGATAAAGCGTGAACCGGAGTTCAAGACCATCATCAGCGACCTGGGGCGCCCGAACGTTATGAAGCGTATCGAGCGTATACGCGGGAAGTACACCAAGGACGCCAGCGACCTGGCCCCCAGGTTTACTGTCAGCGGCTACGATGTAGATGGAAACTCAACGGGGAGCCAGGGACCAACCTTCTTTGGCAAGTCAATTGACGTTGTGGGTGAGCACTTCGAGTTCGACATCACGATGTATAACTCGAATGGCTTAGGTCGGTTCTACTGGCTTGAGGTGGATTACATTGAGGAAGGTGAATTCTGATGGCAGACATTCACAAAATCAGGCCTAATCCGGTTCTGGGGCGGCCTATGGCACCACCAAATCCGGCCATGATGACAGCGGGCAAGGAGATATGGCGCAGAATTGAGTACCTGACACAGACAGCGAACATGGAGAAGCACAATCGGGAGAATCTCCACAACGCCGTGGAAGCGGAGCTCAAGGAGATACGTGCTAAAATAAATGAAATCATCGATGTGGTGAATGCAATATGACAGAGTTCTTTGAGATACGCAGGATGAAAACAATTGAGCCGCGTGTATGCGACGAACTCGTGAAGCTCATGGCAGAACACGCCGATTCGCAGGGCTACGATTTCGTTATTGACAAGGCCAACATCAATGAAAGGATAATGCTTTACGCCAATGAGCCGCATGCCTGCTTGCTGGTGGCCTATAACGAAAACTATGGTGGTGTCATCGGCTACATCCTCGGCCACTGGTTTGAGGAGGACGACCAGCGTATAGCCACCATCAAGGAGTTCTATCTGGCTAAACGCGCACGGCGCAAAGGTATCCCGCGCAATTACCTGCGCCGGTTTATCAGGTGGGCAATAGAGAACGACTGTGACGGAGTGGAATTCCGCGTTCTGACAGGCATACCGAGCCTTGCGGGATTGGTCAGCATTCTGGAACATAACGGGTTCGAGATGCTTTACAAAGTATACAGCCTCAATCTGCGAGAAGCTCAGCAGGAAGAGGCGGGAGGTGAAACCGATGGGGTGCTTCTCACCAGCCAAATCGGAGAGTAAACCGGAAGTTATAAGCGCCCGAAGGCTTTACGACCCGGACACATACAAGTTCATCACGCAGCGTGCACGCGAGGGGATTGATGAGGACCTGGCCAATCTGCCCACTTATGACCCCTGGGGCGGAAGGTACGGCGTCGATACATCAAAGATGCGGGCAGCTACCGAACAGCTCGGAAAGTTTGATACCACAGTCCCGACCTACGGGGCTGAATTTATACGTGATTGGCAACAAGTCATGAGGCAGAGACCTTCCTGGCTAGGCAGAGGTCAGGCCCCCGAGATAGAGGGGCTGCTTAGCAGCGCAAAAAGCACGGCGGAGCGTTTCTATGGAGAGGAGCGCGGTGCCGAGGCCCTTGCTGCACGCAAAGGCGGCTATGCCGGAGGTGGCGCCCAGAGGCTTGAGACCGACATTGGCAAAGCGCGGCTTGCGGGCCAGCTCGGTGAATTCGAGGCCAATATCAGATACAAGGATGTTGCCCAGCGGCGTGAGCTTGAGACAAAATTCATGGGCGACAGGATGCGTTACATGACGGAAGGCACGATGGAGCTGGCACGGCAGGCGGAAGCGCGCGGCGAGTTTGAGGTCGCCAAGAAGCTGGAAGCCCAGGCGCTCTATGTAGATGCCCTGTACAGCATCGCACAGCTAGATGAGCGTGAGCTGGAACGGCAGATTGAGGAGTTTGCCAGGGCCCAGGAGCTCACGGCGGAGCAGCAAACGGAGCTCACGCGCATACTGTTGGCGGAGCGCGTTGACCTTCTGCGGTTGCTCCGGGGTGAAGTTGCCACATCTGGCAAGAGCACAGGCGCAGGCGCGCTGTATCCGAACCTGACATTAGGAACCACGGCGAAAATAGGAGCCTGATATGCCGATAAACGCCGACCTTTATGAGCTGATAGAATATATAGGCGCTGCTCTTGGCGTGGAGAAGATGAAGAAGTCTCTGCGCAAGAAGCGCGAGGCTTACCGCGCTGGTCTGAGAGAGGAAGTCAGCAGAGCTGCTGAGCAATCGATGCAGACTTTTGGCACGTTTAGCGAGGAAGACGTGAGGGGGGTGAAGGCGGTAGCCCCCAGTCTCGTTAGCGAACAGCCATGGAGGGCGCGAGAGGTGGAACAACAGGGCACGGCGAAGCAGGCCTCGGAAGAATCGCCCATTGCGGAACTCCTGAAGAAGCGCGCTGCGGCGATGGGTCCCGAAGATTTCAGGAAGAAGTTCGACTTCGGGCGTGCCGTCGCCACCAGGGGCGAAGAACAAGCGGTGATGGGCGAGGAAGATGTTGCCCGAATTACAAAGCTCACCGGCGTAAACCCTGCTGAACTAAGGGCCATGCAGGAAAAGGAGCTTCTTATCAAGCCTACCAGCCGCGGTATTCCTGTTGGCGGCTATGCTGGTGAGCTTATGCGTGCCGAGCACGAGCGGGAAGTCAGAGCAAATTACGGACCTCGCATCGAGGCGGCAGAGGCTGAACTTGCTATAAAGAATCTCCAGCCATTATTCCGTGAGTACAGGGCAGAAAACCCCGACAAGGCAGCAGACATTGACCTTCTTCAGCGTAACTTCGAAGAAGGCTTACGTGCGGGACTAATCACAAACCCATGGGATGAAGCGGTCAGGAGAGCCTCAGCGCTTGGGCTTGAGCCACCGAAGACCAGCACTGAGATGCGGAACCTGATGGTGACAGAGTTCGGGCAGGTGGCGGAAATTATCGAGAAGACAGGTAATCTTGACAACCCGATGGCCGTAGAGGCCCTTGCTCGCGGGAATGTGCCGCGCGAGAAACAGGGATTGCCGCCGCTTACCATGGAAGATTTTCAGGATTATGCGTCCATCTATAATACACGGAAAGCTCTGAACGATTTGAACATGCGGTACACGGAACTCAATCTTGAAATGGCACAGCGGACGCGCGATAGGCTTCCGTTCAACGAGTTTATGGTCAGTCACGACAAGCTCTGGGCAGACGCACTCAATTATGGCACCCCTGGTGTCGAGGCTACGCTCGCGGTCTATAAAGAGTATGGCGTGAATATCCCGCCTGCGGAGATAGAGAGCGTGCGAAGGTTCGCTGAGCGCGTTGACAACGGCAAACCTGTAGACCTCGGGGATGCTATGAAGGCAGTTGCTAACGTGGCTGAGGCATACACGTTATTGGCTTCGGGTGAGGATACGCCACCTCTGCTGAGCGAGCTGGAGGAAACCTCAGCAAAGGACCTGAAGGAACGGGGCGCTCTGGAGAGCACGGCGGAAAGCGACGCGAAGCAGCAGCTCTTGGCCTCCCTGGCAGACTTGAGGGTTGAGCTTGAAATGCTTCCGCTGGTTGAGCGCAAATATATTGTTGACTTCCTAGAGGAATGTAACGTGCCAGGGGCCGCATATCTCACGGCCTCACTTCTGGGCGTTCCCAGAGACTCTGACGAGCTGAGGGCGGCAAACCGGCAGGAACGCCTGCGGGTAGATAAAGCAACAAAGAATCAATGCGCGAATATGACAAGCTCGACCTATGAGCGGGCCACCGGGGATGAATTACCTCTAATGCCAGCTACGCATCCGGCTTATCGTGACTGGGAAGATGCGCCGAACGGCGCGCGGGTAGAGGATAGGGTTATCGGCCTCATCTACTCTCCAGACTGGACGATAGTCCAAGGCGAGCCTCGCCCGGGTGACATTATGGCATTTGTGCTCACGCCCGAGTGGGACGGCATGGACCACATGGGCATCGTGACAAGAAACCCGGAGACAGGCAAGCTGGAGTTAGTTTCCAATCGTGTTATTGACCTCGATAGCTGGTTAGCAGGCAACCGTATGGTTATGAGCAAAAGAGAGGATTATCAGCGCAAATGGCTTGAGCTGGACAGGGAGGCGGGGGGAAGGAATTTTCTCGTGGATAGACCGCTTGCAGAAGCCGCACTTGCCTGGAACTGGCCCGCCAGCGGAAATGGCATTACGAGAAAAAACATTCATGGCCTTTTCATCTTTAGGAGACCCGAATAATGCCCCTTGACCCTGAGACACAAGAGCTCGGCCAGAGCCTGATTAGGCAGCTCAGGGCTGTTTCGGAAGCGCGCAAAAAGGGTATAGACGTTCCCCTTCGTCAGCTAACGCACAGGGAGCTCCGGGCACTGCGCGAAGTGTCTGAAGCCATGGAAATGATGGGACCTCTAGCGAAGGCTACAGACCTTGAGGCACCACGTACCGACATAGACCTCTTCAAGCGCGAGCTGTTCGGGCCAGCTTATGAGCCACAAGGCTACGAGCGAGCAGCCGAGCGTGTCCAGGGACTTGCCTATGGTGTCGTGCGTGGGTTCCCAGGTGGTGAATATATTCCGGGGTTTCAGCCCGGCGGCTATGCGGAACCAGCCACGGAGCTCGGCAAAGCGTACGCACCAGTTGGCGAGTACCCAATGACAATAGCATCCATCTTTGCCTCTGGCTTGGGTTTAGAGAAAGGCTTGGGATTGGTATCCAAAGCGGCCAAGATGACGAGGGCGGCTGAGACCTTAGCTGCGGCTGAGGCCGGGGGTGCGCTTGACATCCTACAAGTTGGTCGCATGGGTTTGGGAACGGCCAAGGCGACAAGCTTCGGCAGGAAGATATTCAGCATCCAGAAAACAATGCGAACAGCAGAGAGCTTCGTGCATCGCAGCAAACTGTTAGCAGCAATGAAGAGCACGGGGGGCTTTGCCTCTGGAGCCTCCGAGCTGGCCAAGCATCTGACACGCTTCGGCACATACCAGCGCGCTCTTGAAGCCTACGGCCTGGGCGCTTTATACGCCAGCACGGGGCATCACAGCAAGTTCCATGCGGACAACATGCTCGAAGCCATGCAACACGAGGGTATGCTCTGGGCAAAATGGGAGTTCGCAGCCGGAGGCATATGGCACGCTCTAGGGCTTGGCGGCAAGTTCCCCGCCTACATGAAACGCCGCGCAGAAGCTGCGCGTGCGCGCTTTGAGCCTGTCGTTGACCGAAAAATAGAGGCGAGTGCGATGGAAATGGCTGCGAGTGTTTCGGAAGAAGGCACAACAGCCGTGCGCACAGAGCGCCCCTGGATGAAAGCGATAATCTATGATGCCGAGGGTGTTCCGACGCATCGCTGGAGCAGCAAGAAAAATAAGTATGTGAAGATGACAAAGAGCTACGCTGAGCAGAAAGGCTATTATGTGCCTTTGCCCGAAGATGCGGCACCTGTGAGAATGCTCCAGTACAGCGTGCATGATTTTACCAGGCCCCTCATGGCACTGGCGGAACGCGGCGAGATGAAATGGCTGCGCTTCCTGAAGCGTCTCTCAGACATGAACGAGCAGAGTTTCACTTTCGACGAGCTTCGCAGGCTGGGCAAACGGCATGGCCTGTCGTGGGAAAAGGGGGAGATTGCAGAGCTGCTGCAATACCTGCAGGAGCGTGGGCTCATAGATGCAGGGCCAACAGCGGAGACAATCACATTCCGTAGCGACCTAATCCTTGACCGCCTGAGAAACTACGGCGACAGGTTACTGGTTATTGCTGAGGAGGCATCAAAAGCGCGAGCCGAGGGGCTGCCCGCCGCAGAAGTAGCGGCGGAAGCTATCTCAAGAGCTGGCAAGGAGACGGGGCTTGAAGATTTCATGGCCCTGTTTGAGCGTAATGCCAGCGCGGAAACTGAACTTCGCTTGCAGCTCGGTCTTGACGTGCGCGAAGGTAAGCCGACATATCCAGTGTTCGCCAAGGAACGTGGTGAGTATTATCCCGTAGTGCTCAATGCCATTGACGAGTCTCCACACAAACTGATGCCAGTTATGAACCCACGCACGGGAAGGATAGCTCTAGCCTACTACAGGAACGGGCGTATCGCTGACATCATTGAGATGCCCAAGACCCTGACCAATGCGGAAAAGGATGCTCTGTT